GAGTTGGCTGCCATCTTGGCATTTGTAATTTGTGAGTCTGCAATATGTTGAGTATCAATACTACCATCTACATAATGCTCACTATCAATACTATCATCTGCAATCTTTGCACCAGTAACTGCATCAGCAGCAAGTTTAACAGTTGTAACACTACCATCTGCTAATTGAATTGTACCAATAACACCACCTGGAATAGATGTATTTGTTTTTGATATAGCACCAATATAAACATTATCTATAGCTTCGTTAGATAAGTTTCCTGAATCCCAAGTTACATTAACTGTAGTGTCTGTTGAAAAAGTTGATGAACTAATTGTTCCATAAATAGTTCCTGGAGTTGTAGCAGTAATTTTAATTCTTCTGTCTGCATGATAAATTGCAGTTACATCAACACCAGCTATTGTGAAAGATGTTGCACTTGCATAACTTGCAGTATAAGCACCATCACCATCTCCATATTCTACCCATTGAGAATCATTAAACCATTCTCTAGTATTCTTCATTAATGCTCTAATAGCATTATTAATGTTAGAAGGTAGCATACCTTCTGCTACAGAAATGGTATTTAATGTTGTGTTATTAGCTTGTGTTGTTGAATAATCTTTAATCCCTGCCATTTAGTCTCCTATAAACCAAGCATAAGCTTTGTTGTTTTCTTGATTTTTCTCATTGATAAGTGTGTTAATAGCTTCTTCAATTTGTCTTTGAAAAAACTCTTGAGTTTCAAAACTATATCTTACGTTATCAACGTCTGTTTTATCTGTCATCTTAATCCTGCTCTTGATGCAACTAAATCAATACCTTGAGCATCTGACCAAGCTACACCACTAGGTGTTTTAACATTTACTTTTATGTATCTTCCAGATTGTCTTACTGGATTAATACCTGTTGAGTTCATACTTATCTCACTAGATTCTGTAACTGTATCTGCAAGTCTATCTCTAGTTTTAATAGTAACTGTAGATTCTGCATCAACTATTGGTCTAATACTTTGAACATTACTTCTAAAGCCTGGAAACAATTCAACTTCACTTGTTTCTATTTCTCCTTGATTTGCAGTACCAGAAAAAATAGCAGCTTTATAATCGCTATCAATAGCACCTAAAAATAATTGTCCACCATTCCAAAAATCTGTATCTAATGCTATATTAATATCATCTAAGTTTTGAGATATAATATCCATTAGTTCTACTGTATAAGCACCTACAAATTGACTAAAGATTGTACTAGCATTTGTATTTGCTAAAGACCACTTTTTAGTAGCATAGTTATAAATTAATATTCTGTCGCAAATACCAGTTGTATTACTTGTATTATTAACAGATGGATATAACCATAATGCTAACTGATTAAAAGGATCTACAGCAGCTACAATTCTGTCTGTATATGCTTTATTAAGATTAGCATCAAAAAATCTGTTTACTTTTTCTGCACCAATAGAAATAACTTGATCTCCATTAATTTCAAAAAAACCATCATCAGCATAAAAGAATACACGTCTGTTATCCTGACATACTGTTCTACCATATACAGCTCCTCTATTAGGAGATATAACTGATAGTCTAAATACTGTTGCACCACCAACATAGTCCATTCGGATTATTTGGTTTTGTCTAAATACATATCCTATTTCTCCAGAAGTAATATGTACTATTTCACCACCTGATCCTGGAAGATCTTGACTATCTGATTGTTTAGTTCCAGGAGTCCATTCTGTAATATCGTTAATACCTGACCAATTAATAGTATTAGAACCTGTTGTCAAGTTACCAGTAATTAAAAAATCCCTAACAACACCAGAAACTCTAAAATTAGGAACTCCAGTAGCTATAGTATCTAAATCTGCAAAATTAGTTGATGTTCCCATTAAATAATATTGAGGTTTATCAACACCATTTGATGCTATTACATAGTTACCAAATTGAGTAAATGTCCAGAAATCTGTATTACCACCAGTTAAAGATCCTTTTCTTGATGTAAAAGTACCACCATCTAATTGATAAATATCTGTATTAGTAGCTACAAAGTTATATACATTGTTAGCATTATCTCTAAAAGATCCAGCTCCTCTACTATCAGATCCAACATTATTAGTTGAATAGTCTACCAATGAAGGAAATCTTTTATAAGAATTTAAAGCATAATAAACATTGGTAGCAACATTAGCTCCAGGATTCATATGCTGTGGTTGATCAGGTAACCATTCTCCAAAAGGTATTTGCATAATTATTTTCTTCTATAAAATGATAAATCAGTTCCAATATCTGTTCTTTGTACAACTGGTGCACCACCATAAGAATCTTGTTGGTCATTATTTTCAGCTCTTTCCATAGCAGCTGAATACATGCCTAACCATTGTTGAGCTTGATTAGGTTCTATACCACCTAAAAAATTAGATGCATGATATAATGATCCATATAAATATATAGCAGGATGATTTAATAAAATATAATTAGTTGTATTGCTATCTGATAATTCGTTAAAAGCTTTGTAGTATTGTAGATAGCCTGTGTATGATGTGTCTGGTTGTGGTGCAAATCTAAAACTTTCTGTACCATTATCTGATTCAATAGTATAAGTTCTTGGCATACCTGCTGTTGAACCACCTTTGATAGATATTAAGTTAGAAGGTGTAATATAATTTAAATGATATTTAGTTCCACCAGATAAAATGTAAAAAGATCTAACACCAATAAATCCTGAAGGTACTGTTACTGTTTCAGCATTAATAGTAATAGAATCATTTTGTTCCATTTGTCTTATTCTTAACTTAGCATTAAAGTCAGCTTCAGTTAATTTAATAAAGTCATTAGCTATTTCAGAAGTTAGATCACTTCTATTAAGCCAATTAGCTATAGATGTTTTAAGTGCAGAATAAGTATTTAGTGCCATTACATTCTTCCTGGTGCAGTTCTAAAATATCTAAAATCAGAACTATTTAATTTTTCTCTTAATATTTTACTTCTAACTTCTTGAGGTAAAGCAAACCAATTATTAGTACCATTGTATTCTTTAGTCCAAATTTCTAACATTAGTCTTGGAATACTAGCTATACGTTTCATATCTTTAGATGGAGTATATCCATCATTTTGATTGTATAGCTCTTTATTTCTTTTTAGTAGATTGGTAACATTCTCAGTTTTTTTAACTGTTAGTTTACCATCAGTTTCTACATAATAAGAAGTACCATCTTTTTCTTTATCTCTTAGTATGCTCATTACTCAGTTAGTTCAGTAATATATGCGTTTACAGTTCCAATTACAGCTATCTTTTCGCCTGGTGATATTTTGAAATATTCATAATCATCAGCAGGTAAGTATATTGATGAAGTAGTTGCTGTTGGGTTTACACCAATTTCTATATGACAAGCAGCATCTGCTGCAACTCTAACGTAAAAGATATTATCAGATATTGCTGCTGACTGTGCTGAAGTACCAGCTGAATTTACTTTTTGTGTTGATTTTGGTTTCATTGCTAAGTGCATTATTTTCTCCTTTAGTTGGGGGTGTTACCACCCCCCTAATTAATTATCTTCTAATAACAAATGTTATTATTGCTTCACAAGCTGTTGCAGATGCACCATCTGAAATCATTTCGATTGCATCACCTTCTTCAACTGAGTTTGCTGCTGAAGGTGTAGATGTATCTACATCACCTGCTGCTGAACCAGATTGAGTTATAGTTATACCACCATTAGTGATTGCAGTTCCACCTATTTCAAAAGATAAACCTGCATCAGCAGTAGTAATAGCATTTTTAATGCTTGAAAAAATTTTAATAATTTTACCACCATCAGGTACAGCAACAAATGTTGAACCAGCAGTAGAAATATCTGTTATTTTTGCAGTTAAAAAATAATCGTTAAGTGTTCTCATTTTTTTTTCCTTTTTATTTGCTTCGTTCCGACTTCAAAAATCTTCAAAGACCAAACAAAATTATTGTTAGTATGATGGGGGATTGCTCCCCCACCAAATTAATTATTATGATGTTGTAAGATCAAATACTCCACCTGAAGCACCTTCGTTTCTAGAGATCAAAGTAAGCTCAGCTAAGATCTGTCTTTTCTCAGCATCTCCAGTTTTTGAAAGTTCATGCATAGTGAAATCTCTTAAGAAACCAACTGACCAGTAATCCATATCTAGGACTAATGCGTCTCTATCTCTTGAGAATCTATTTGGAACAACTTCTAAATCTCCGAAATCAGAAGAATATACATCAATAGATGTGTATAAAGTTTTATCTTCAGACGCATCAAATCTAGTATTTCCACCTGTGAAACCAGAAATTTTTTGTTTGTTGAAAGGGCCAACCATGATTACTGATGGGTTACCACCTGCATTCCAAGTTCCCTTGATTACATCTTTAAGCATGTCCTCAGTTAAAGCTCTTGCAGTACCATCATTTCTAGCATCTGAACCATCAGAAGCAGTTGGATCAGTACCATCAGAAGCTTTGTTTGAGTTAGTTGCAATCCATGCACCCATAGAAGCAAATGTTCTAGCAGCAGAAGATGAACCAGCAGCTCTAGCTTGGTTAGTCAAAAGAGTAGACTCAATGTCTCTTTTTAATTCTTTAGACTTTTTAGCTATTTGGTATGCTAATTCAGAAGCTCTACCAGCTTTATCAACAGCTTCTTGTGTACCAGTAATTACAACAGTTTTATCCATAATCTGTGTGTAGTTACCAATTCTAGAAGTTGCAGTTGATGCATCTAATGTAGCTTCATCACCTTCGATTACAGCATTGTTAGTTACTGCTGCAGCCAAAGAATCAGTTTGCCATTCATGGAAAGTGTTTTTTACTTGCTCTCTAGCAGCTGCACTCATGAAAGGAGTTTCAGTTGGAGAGATAGAGTAAATAACATCTTGTAGATCTTCTCTAATACCTACTGCATCATAGGTATCAAATGTATTTGTTGCTTGTGTCATGTTATTTTATCCTTTATTTTTTTGAGATTATTTCAAGTATGGCAGAATGAGCATCCTGGATTTTTCCAGATTTTTTCAATCTACCAAGTTTAGATTGTATGACACTTCTTTTAGAACTTTCAGTTTTTGCTGTTCCAGACTTAACAACTTTAGGTGCATTAACTACTTTCTTTTGAACAATAGGTTTTGCAGCTTTTAAGTTTCTGTAATCCATAGCATCTTTTAAAACTTTAAGAAATCTATGATCAGCTAAACTACCAATCTCTTGATCATTAAATCCATAGTCAGATAATGTATTTCTCATTCTAACTTTTAGATCTGATGCTTTCTGAGGATTAGATAGCTCAGGTATTGCCTGTTCAGCTAGTTGTTTTTGTTCATTAAGAAATTGATTGTATTGCTGTTGTTTAACAGCTTCTGATTTCTGTCTAAGACTAGCAAGATGTTCTCTTTGTTGTCTCATTTGGAAATCTAATTTAGCAGCTGCTTGAGGATCTTCCTCATACATAGCTTTTAAATCAACTTCAGAACCTTGACTGATAAAACTATTTGCTGATTGCATTAACTCATCAAGTTCTTTTAACTTAGTATCATACGTTTGACGCAAAACACCTTTTTCTTCTTCAAGATTTTTTCTTTCTAAAGATAAAGAATGTGTCTTTTGTCGGTAATCCGAATCTCTTGAATAACCTGACTTAAGTTCATCAAGGCTAACCTCTAACTCTTGACCATTTACTTTTACTCGGTGGAGTGAAGGTTCCTCAACTTGTTCTTGTAATTCAGTTTCATTCTCATTCGTTTCTTGATTCTCAGGACTTGTAGCTTCTGTAGCAACTTCCTCAGTCTCGGTTTGGTTGCTTTCTTGAGCAGCTTCAACTGGAGCTTCTTGTTCAACAGCTTCAGGTTGGGCTTGTTCTGATGGCTCTACTTTAGTTGTAGGTTCTGATTGTCCTTCTTCAGGGTTCAGTATTCCTAAAATTTTATCAGCAGCACCTTGTACAGATTTATCTGTATTCATATGTTTCTCCTATAGTTATCGCTTCGATTAAGATTGGCGAGATTGGCTTCCTATTTTTTGGTTAAGCCATTTAGTTGTTCTAGCTCGGCAGAAGCTAGTTTACCATTTTCCATGACAGACAATAAATGACCTTTTACTTTATCAATCATATTATATGCCATCCAAAGAACTTGTCTTTGTTCATGGTCACTGTAAGAAGTATTGAAAATTTCTGACTTATATCTGTCAGCTAAATAATCAAATGCTTCCTTCATCAGGGGTTCGTCCAGCAGTTGCTGAGCTTTCACCCCCTCCGAAATCTGTTTGCTTAGATCCTTTTTCATTGAAGAATTGTTTTTGACCTTTCATTATCTCTTTAAATATATCCCCTGATTGTCTAACTTGTTGCTGTTCTATCATACTTCTATTACGCATTTCAAGTTCATTAATCTGAGTATTATATTTTAATTCCATTTCTTTGATTTGTAATTCAAAGTCAAGCAATTTCTGTCTCATTTGAGCTTCCATTTTCTTAGTTTCAACTTGAGCACTTAAGATAGCTCTTTCGTTTTCACCTTGTACTTGGGCTAATGAAACCTTTTCAAATTCAGTTGGTGGTTTAGGAGGAAGTGGTGGCATTTGAGCTGCACCTACTTCTGGATCCATAAAGTATGGTTCTGCACTTCCTAATCCAGTATTCTCTACTAACTTTTGTAAAGTTTTATGAATGTTTTTAAGATTGACCATTGGGCCATAAACATTCTGTTGTAGATTAATTGCTTGTAATTGTTTCTGTAATATAGAATTTAAAAGAATTAGTTGTTGTTCTTTAGAACCTGTACCTAATCCTACTTCTACATTTATATTAACTCTATCTCTCCATTCAAAAGGAGTCATTGGTACAAACTTACCTCTAATTCTAACAAGCTTTTCTTTTTGTTGATACTTGCAAAGTAATTCAAATATTTTTGCACCTAAATCTTTAACACCTGTTTCAGCAAATATTCTAGCAATCAATTCCATTCTCATTTGAGATTGAGTTAGGACTTGGTTCATACCAGTTGCTGTATCATTATTTAATGCATCAGCATTTAATCCTTGAGATACTCTAGTAACACCTGATCTTGCTTCTCTAACAGCATCTAAATAACCTAATAAACCAGAAGCTTGTTCTGTAATAGGTTGTGCTGTCATGACTTGCATAACATTTTGTGGTGGTTGTTTAGTTCTAACAATTCCACCAGGTCTGTTAGTTAAAAGATCATCAATAGCTACTTGTCCATCCTGGACAGCTATTCTGTTATTGTTAGTTAGATACATGTTATCTAACATTTGTCTCATAACAGTAGATTTAATAATTTGTATATCTTCAATTAATTCTGAAACAGATCTACCATAGAATCTGTGTGGCATGATAATTGGAGTAACAGAAACAAATGGCATTGAATCTATTTCTTGAACATCAAGTAATTTATAAGATCCATTACCAGCTAAACAAATTTTAACTAATTCTGCTTTACCATCATCATCAATATCTATTCTTGCATAACATTCATGAATTAAAACTTCATCAGTAGTTTCATCACCTCTATCTTGTGGAGCTGAAAAATCTGTCTCCTGGTGTCTAGTTTGTCTATCTTCTAAATAATATTCATGATCTCCAACAGGCATACTTTCGATAACATCTCTATCGTATCCCATTTCTATTAATTGTGTTTTAGTCATATTAACTCTATGACAAACAAAGTTAGCTGAGTCTATTGACTTAGCTCTACGTTCAATTAAAAATTCTTCAGGTGGAATAGGCTCAATTCTAACTTGACCATATCCAACTGTCTTATGAATTACACAATCATGAAAAGTAATTGTATCAATTACCTTATCATTATCATCTTTAAATTCTTCTTCGTATTCTGTATGTTGTGAAACTTTAACTTCAGGATCTGCAACTAATAAATTAAATTCATCATCAGTTAGCTTTTTATATTCTTCTCTAGTAGTTTTTTGAGCATCATCCCAATAAACTTTTAAGATACCATTCTTTTGAATTAACGCATCTTTAAACGCAGTATATAAAGCTTCAAAGCCTTTATTCTCTTTATAGAATACATGATTAATATAATCACTAGCTTGTTTAGCTATGTCTTCATCTTCAGGGCCAACAGGCTCACAGTTAAATACATTATCTCCAGCTGTAAATATTTTCATTAAAGAAGGCATTAAGCTTTCAACAGTATCAGAAACATCTGTTGATATAACTTGTGATCTACCTTCTACTTCATTACCAAATGGTTTACCAAGATAATACTCTAATGATTTTCTTCTTTTAGAAACTATTTCTCCACCAATATAACCTGATGAAGCTCTTATCTCTCTATTTAAAATGGATATAATTTCGTTATCTGTTTTTTTCATATAATATATTTAGTTGTTACGTCTATTGGTCTATCCCAGTCAGTTGTATCTACAGGATCATGAACGCATCCATATCTAAATGCGTCAGCTGCATGTGAGCACCAATCATGTAGAGGTTTGTTTTTAAAAACTTGATTCTTCTCATCCCATTGTTTTCGATATTGTCTTAATGCATCCAAACCTAATTTGCATTTTTCTCTATCGAAATAACAATTTGGTAAAGCATTCCTAACAGATTCGATACCATGATCAACCTCTAATTTTGGAGCTACTTCAAAATCTATACCTAGATCCTGAGCAACTTCAAGTCTTGATTTACCAGTTCCTAATTCTCTTGCTTGAATATCATGAGGTGCAATATGTCTTTCATAAGCATAGTTCTTTTCATCAAGAACATCTGCATAATGTGCTAAACTCTCTCCAGAGTTTTCATAATAGTCAATCAAATGTATTTCGTCATTAACTCTTTGTGCAAACCAAATTGCAGTTGAGTCTCCAATTCCTAAATCCCACCATGTTTCAACTCCAACATGTTCATCAACAGGAACTTCACCAATTCGTTTTTCTTTTTCTGCTTTACTAATTAGCTTACCAAAATAAGCTCCTGAAACTGCTGCTGTAAAAGAACATTCAAATTCCTGTTGGAACTGTTCTTCTGTCATTATATCCCGAGCTTGTTTTAATTCTTCGTCAGGAATAACTTTAGTTTCACTAGCTCTATATAATTGACCAAACCAATCTTTATGACCTCTTAAAGCAAAATCATATACTTCCCAAAATTGATTATGGCCCATTGGTGTTCCAATAAACATAACCCAACCAAGATGATCAGATATAGCAGGTCTTATAATTTCTGTCCAAACTCGAGGAGCCATTATGGCATATTCGTCCAGGACAACTCCATGAAACCCCATACCCCTCAAACTGTCTGGATGATCAGCTCCAAATATTTGTATTGCTGATCCATTAAACAATTCTATTTTTAATTCTGTTTCGTTCTTACTTCCACCAAGATACATCAATGGTTTGGTATATTGTTTTAAATATTCCCAAGCAATAGATTTACCTTGCCTATATGTCGGAGCTACGAATGCACATTTAGACATTGGTTTTGATACAGCTGTTTTAATCAGTTGATTAATAGCTAATACCGATTTTCCAAATCGTCTATGACAAACAAGTACATTAAATCTTTTTAAACTATTATGTACTTCTCGTTGTAATGGTCTAGGACTATAAGGTATTGCAATAGTCTTAGTCTTCGTCTCCCCACTTGATGTTGATTTTGATTGGGCCATCAGATCCTAATTTTGTAGTCGTAGTCGCAAGTTTAGCATGAACGTAAGGTGCAGCTTTTTCTGCTGCCATCATTTTTCTTTCTGGTGATGACATGGGATTATTAAGGATTGAAAGCAAATAGTCAAGTGGAGAATGATTATATTTTTGAGCTAGATCATCTAGCATCTTCCACTTCTTTTTTTTAGTAGATCCTTTTGGTCTACCTGCTCCTTCTCTTTTTCCACCTAATGTAGCCATTATAAGTAATAAGTCCTTTTGCTTGGTTGATCTAAAATCATATCTCTTAGATCTCTACCTTCTCCTGGTTTAGGAGCTTTTCTATATCTTCTAGTTGGTGCACCTGCAACATATGCAGCACCAGTAAGTGCTAACCCAGCACCTGATAATCTAATTCCTTTTTTAATTACACCACCTACAGCTTTACCAACTTTTTTAAAAGTTTTTCCAGCTTTACCCATAAAGCCTACTTTTTTAGGTTTAAATTTATATTGTTTAGCAGGTGGATTAAATTTATATGGTACAATATCTTTAGCCATTATTTCTTTCTCCCTTTGGCAGCCATTTTTTGAAATTTAGCTTTGCCATATTTTTTTCTACCAATAGCTGCTGCTAGTGCTTTAGGATTTTTAACTCCTTGTTTTTTAAGCTTAGCAGTAAGTTGTTTAAATCTTTTTCCAGATCCTAGCTTTGGTTTTTTTTTCATTAGTATTTTTTCTTAACTTTCATTTTCTTTTTCTTAGCATATTTTTTGGCAGCTTCTTTGCCTTTCTTAGTATATGCAAACTTCTTTTTTCCTACCATTGGCATAGTTTATCCTATCTATTTAATAAACCCTGCATTCTAATATCTCTTTGAGAAGCAACTTGTGGCATTTGCTGAGGTCTTCCCATTTGAGCCATAGCAGGATTTTGCTGTTGTTGTAATAAACCCCTTTGTTTTTCAACTTCAGGCATTAGTTTAGCTTTAATGATTATTTGAAGTCTTTGAGCATCTTCTTTAGATAAGCTCATAAGATCATTGGCTAATTGTTCTAGTTTTTTTTCCATATTATATCCAAGTAAATTCTCTTTTGCTTTGTTTTGCTTTAGCTAATCTTTGATTTATTTCTTGTTTAGAAATTTTTCTAGTTTTTCTTTCTTTTGAAATTTTTTGCATTTCGATAATTTGATTTTGATGTACTCTAGCACCTTCAGTATTTCCATATAATGCTCCAGCTCCAACTAATCCTGTTGCAAATGTAGTTTTTGGATATTTATCTGTTAAACTTATAGCTTTTTTACTAGCTTTTTTAAAACCACTTTTAATTTTATTTAAATTTTTTTTAGCTTTGAATTTAGCTATGGTCATTTTGTTTTTAGGTGTTTTTCCCATAAACATACTACCAACTTTTTGTCCAAACTTTGCCCACATATTATTTATCCTTATCTTTGTCTTTTCCTGCTAAATAACCAGCACCTAAGAATATAGCTTTTGGTGCAGCTACTGTAGCAACAATTCCTGCTTTTTGCATTTTAGAAGATTTTTTCCATTTTCTTCCAAGTTGTACCATAGGATCTTGTCCTTGCTTTAGTAGTTTTCTACGTTTAGCAAATTTAAGTCCTAATTTTCCATATAATGGTAACATAATATTATATAAACTTCTTTGCGTATTCTAAGATTTTAGTTTTTTGCTTAAATTTTTTAGATTTGAAGTTTTTTTTCATTTCCCTTCTAAGCTCTAATTGCTTTTTAATTGGAAACTTCCACATATTTATTGGATTTTTCATTATCTACCTTGTCCTTTGTATCTTGTCAATTTCATTTGACGTTTTTCGTGTTTATTTTTTGATTTTTTATGAACACCTTTTCGCTTTGGAGGCTTAGGTCTTGGTACATAATGGACAAACTTCTGCTTAGCCATTATAGGTCGTCAAACATCTGTCCTAAAGTATATCCACCTAAAGCTGCTGAAGTAACTTTTCTTTTTGTAGAACTACCTAATGTAGCTTTATACCCTTTTGTATAAATTTTTCTAGTAGCTGCTCCTGCTTCATTTAAAAAATTAAGACTTTTATCTTCAAAATCTGATAATTTTGGACTTTTTTTAGGATCAATTTGTTTTTTGCCTACTTTTTGTCCAACAATTCTCATTCCTCTTTTTAATTTAGAGGGTCTTAAACTTCTTGCTATTCCAAATCCTAATCTAGCTAATGTTGAGTACATATTATCTCCTTGTTATAGGGGAAAACCCCCCTGTTTGTATGGGAGCTGTAGCTACCTCCCTTTTATTATTTTATTCACTTTGCTACATTTCGCTTGGGGTACTTTTAAAACCCCTTGTTTTGCTGTTGTCAAAGCTGTTGCTTTGGCTCTTACAACTTTCTCACATTTTGCACAGCTGTAGCTCTTATGAGCTACGCAAAATGCATATATATTTACCTTTGTCTATCAATAAGTAAATGTTTTATGTGGTTTGTTCGCTAATCGCCCTCACTTGTGAGGGGATTACCTCACCTTGTATCCTATGTTCAAGTAACATTGGGCTAAATCCATTGATTATTTGAATATGGGATATGAATTAAACTGTTGTTTTTATTCAAGAAAGGAGAAATTACAAATGAATAAGATACATGAAAAGAAGCCTAATCAGCTAGTATTTGACTACAAGTATAGCGACATAGGTATATTACCAACTATGAAAGAGTTAACCCAAGATGAGATCTATAAGAAGTATATTAGAAGATCATTAGCTTGGTATAAGTATACACAGAAAGGAGACAAATAATGGACTTGTTAATAGGTATTGTTCTTGTGCTACTAGCCGCGAAATTAATTATTGAGCTAGGTAGCATGTTTATTGCATACAAAGGTATTAAAAGTATCTTTAAGACCAAAGACGATTAATGGTTGCATATATAATATTTTGTATATGTATGTGTATAATAATCTTAATATGAGGAAAATATGATAACATTATTTATATTGTTAAATATCATTGTGTTAATGTTTGCCTTTTTAGGCATCAAAGCAACAGATGAGATAATAGAGTTTCATAACCAAAAGGAGGATATATGGAAACAAAGCAAGAAATAAAGATCTATAGAAATGGTAAGACTTACGAAGAAAATGTGAGATCTGGTGTATTTCTACCTAAGAAAGCATTAGATAACCATAAAGAAGTAATGACTGAAATAGCTGATTTAAAGGCGATTGTCATGAAATTACTTAATAATATGGATAGATAACAACAGATATGTACGAAGCCCTGCCTAGTGTGGGGCTTCTACATTAGAATAATTATAAACTGAAAGGAGAATATATGGGATTAGATATGTATTTACATAAAAGACAATCAGAAGAAATAGGGTATTGGAGAAAACATAACAGACTACATGGCTTCTTTGAAGAAATGTGGAGAGAACGACATCCAGACGCACAAGATGATTTCAACTGTGTTGATATGATCTTAACTAAGTCAGATCTGGATAAAGTAGAGTCAGCTATTAAAAATAGACTATTACCTAAAACTTCTGGGTTTTTCTTTGGTGAAGATAGTTATGATTATTATGATAGTGAAATGCAGAAAACAGACTTAGATATAATTAAAGAAGCCAAAAAAGCTATAGAAAACGATTATGAGGTTGTTTATAGCTGTTGGTGGTAAGGAGGGGATATGGAAGATAAAAAAATAATAGACCTAATCAATGACGCAATTTTAAAGACAAAGAGTGAGTTGTTTCCAGTTATTGATAGTCTTAATAATAAAATAGAAGCTCAAGATATATTTATCAAAGAGCTTAAATCTGAATTGAGAGTTTTAAATGATCAACTTGATGATCATGATAATACAATATCAGATATAACAGATAGGTTAAATATATGAAAACACCAAAAGGGTTTACAGCTAAAGAGTGGAAAGAATACCAGACTTTAGTTAATTCATTTACAAATGCTGTAACTGTTACAGGAGGCAAGAATGTTCACACCAAAGGTCGTGTTCGAAGAAAAGTTCAGAAACAGGAAAATAAGCCTGAAGAAAGGACTTGAACTAATATACAATCTGGAGTTTACTGGATATATTAGAAAAGACAGGTTCTGGTGGTGGAGAAACTTTATTGATTGGGTTAAATACCAAAAAATAACGTATCCATCATCAGGGCTTATCATGGTGTGTAGGCTAAATAGTACGCATAAACACCAAAACACAATAAGAGTAGTAACCACAAGTAATGATGACAAAAGCAAATTACTTGTGATGAAACATTTATATGGAAGGAACAATGATGAGAAAAAACGAAAGACAAATATCAATCGCTAAACAATTAGCTAAGATGCTTATGTTACACAGAATGTGGTATGGCAAGAATCAACAATCTATTGCAGATATTATTGGAGTTACATTTCAACAGTATCAAAAAATTGAAAAGTGTGAAAACAGAATGTATGCACACCAGCTGCTTGATATATGTAAATCAAATAAATGGGATATAGATCTTGTTGCTAATGGTGATCCATATGTGACTTTGGACGAGTGGAGTAGAAATCGAAAAAGAGCAGATGTATCAGGTATAAACAATACAGATGCTAATATATTAAACAAATTTAATAAGATTGATGAGAGAGCTTATAAGAATTATTTTAGGCTAACGCAAAACAATTCTTAATGAAAGGAATATATGCATGGAATTATTAGTGTTATTAGATTTGTTGCTTTTAGTGTTGGTGCTATCGCAATAAGAAAATCATGGAATTGGCTTACAGAAGATGTAGATCCAGTTCCAGGAACAAAAGAATTTGCTAAAGAGTATAGAGAAACGTATGGCAAATATCAACGATTAAGGAGGAAACATGAATCGTATACAAAAAGCAGGAAACGAACTGTTCAAGACATTGACACTACCGATTAGAGTATGTGTTGGTATCTACAAAGCAGTAGCAAAGGAAACACCAGAAAGAATTGAGTTTCCATATACATTAACCAAAAAGGAGGATAACAATGAAAGAAGTAATACAAGACACTTCTACAGTAAAGAAACCAATGACTAGCCAAAGAGAAAGAGTAGAAAAGAAATATGGTAAAGTAGTTACCTATTATGCTGAACTACTTGGTATATGTCATGAAGCTGTTAAAGCTAATAGTTTGTTGAATAAATTAGACCCTATGGGCCAAAAGACTTCAGCAACTACATTATTCATTAGAGCATGTGCTAGAATGGATAAAGCTGATGGAGTAGATACAGCAGAAAAGCTAATGGATATTAGTAAACAAACTAAATCTAAAGTAGCATAAATAAATTTCCCCCTGTTCGAAGCAGGGGGATTTCATAACAGAAAGGAACGATATGAAACCGATAAGAAAAGATGAGCAAGAGTATCTTAGAAATTATATTGCAGATAAATTTAGAGATAAACGATCTGCTTTAGAATCTGAGAGAGAGATTGATGTAGAGAAAGAATCTCAAAAAAACTATAAAAAGTTTGTTTCAATGTTAAAAATAGAGTCTTTAAAGAAACAAGCTGAAAAACTGCAAAAAGAATATGAATCTTTTAAAACTCAAAAAGAATTGATTGAGGAAGAAAAGCATAGAAAAGTAAGAGACGCAGTTAAGAAGCTAGAAGAACATATGACCAAATGGAAGAATATAAGAAGATGGGAAGATACTCCTAGCTTTACTTCTTATAGTGGTACTGACATTAAATTACATAATGTTGATAGTTATATTACTAAAGTTCTTCAAGAAGAAACTAGAAAAGCATATGACAATAGTTCTAAAGGTAGAGCTATTAAAGAACTAGATGCACAACGTGAATCTTGTGAAAATGCTTTATATTCTGGATCATCACTTGGATCAGTTAGAGGGTACATACATAATGTATTAACTAAAGCTAAAATCCAAGATGAAATGCCTAATCAGTTAATGATTGAAAGTAAATAAATGAATTTGGTATTCCCCGGTACTATGTATCGGGGGAACACCATGAACAGAAAGGTATATATGAGTGATAAAGATATGTTAAAACTACATGAAGATCAACTTAAATTAACACAAGCCAATTATGACTTGTTAAAAATTATGATTGATTCAAATACTAGACAAATTAATTTTATCAAAAAAATGATATTGGCTATATTAATAGTATTATTTGTATACTTTGCAGCAGAATTGATTGTAGGTATTCAATGATAGAACAAGATAAACAACTTGAAGTATTAAACAAAGCTACTGATAAAGCACTTACCGAAGTTAATAAAAAACGTAAAGGTAAGAAAACTGATTTCATAGCTGAGTTTCATGATTGGTATAAACTTGTAACTAAATATTTAAAACAAATGTTAAATAACTAGGAGTGTATATGAACGAAGATGAAATATTAAGTAAATTAACTAAAAAGAATAATCCAAATAGTCCTACTGCAAAGTATGGTGTGTTTGGTTGTTCATTAGGTATTGATTTATATAAACAACTTACAAATTATTGTACTATGAACAATATATCAAAAGCAGCTTTAATTAGAACTTTAATTAAAGATTATTTAAGTAATGTTAAATCTAAGGAGAATACAAATGTATAACGTAATAATATGGAAAGATAATGACAATGAAGATATGCATGTTTTTGAAAAAAAACCAACATTTAAAGATTTATATCCATTGTTAAATTGTGATACTATTGAAATACAAAAAGGATATACAGATGAACATAAAACATTTGATATGTACTGTGATGAAGAATCTAAGTTAAAAAATACTACATATCCAAATAAAAGAGCTACAAAAGCTTGGTATGCTTGGCAAGAAAGAACTAATAGACAATGTTTGCCAGGCGATTATATATCAGGTAGTGTAGCTATTGTTAAAAAACAAAAGTTTAAATTAAAAGATAATGATATTAATTTAAATGAAATGCCAGATTATGTAACTGTAAAATCATGGAGTCTATAATGACAGAACTAACTGAAAAACATTTTGAAATTATTGATCGTAATAGAGAAGTCAATCATTTAAATAAAATGGTTGCTCAACTTAAAGGTGAAAATAATACCTTGAGTTTATACAATCAAGAGTATAAAAGTAGAATACAAGAACTTGAAAAAAAAGTTGTTGAGTTAAAACAAAAAATACAGATGAAGGAAATATATGAAGGTCAGAAACCTTAAAGATCGAATAGCTGATTTAGAAAATCAAATAGATGATTATAATGAAGCTATTGCATTAATGGATACATGTATTAAATCTACATACTTTGATGATGCACAATCATTAGAAATGCAAAAATGGATAAAAATGTATGAAGATAATATCCAAATATTAGAAACAATGATAATGGAGAGTAAAATATGAGCAAAGAAATAATGTTACAAGCTGAACTAAATAGAAAGTTAGTTGAGCTTAAAAACTCTAAAGCTAAAATTGATAAACTTAATAAAGAAATTGAGATGTATAAACAACAACTCAATGCTTATGAAATGGATGATAAATTACCTGAGGTAAATGATGATTGAAGCTGATTCAGAAATATTAAGATTAGAAAAACGTCAAAGAGGATTACAAAGAGTAGCTACTGCTATTAATGATTTGACTATATATGGAATATATCCTACTAATTTTCCAAAACTAGTTTCAGCTGCTGAACATTTTAAAGATCATATTAAAGCTGAAATATTGACTACTAAAAAAAGAATAATTGAAATTGGTGGTCAAACTATTGAAGAAACATATACAGATCCATTAAAATCAGAAATGCAAATAGAATCTGATAATATTAATGATATGTATTCACAAAAAGGTATTTAAAGTTTTACTGGTTAGGAACTAAGCCTTATTGAGGATCCAGGAAAACCTATTAAATTTATTCCTGGTAAGTGAGTAACACTTTATAAACAAAGCCAGTTTAAAATAGGGGTTAATGCACAATTGGCCTTATTGGCGACAGTAGATTTAATCCCTATAATAAAATTCTATACCTAAGCCCTGAGATCTCGGTAAATAATTGCTGCTGGGCTTCATTTATAGATACACCCATCAGGGAGACTTGGTGGGTGGCTAAATTTAGGCGAGACATACTTTAGTCTTAATTGAATAAGTAGGTTTATTCATCACCTAAAACTGTTTGACTTCTACAGTATAAAAATATTG